AGATAAGATAAATCCCGATGGGAATTTTGACATTATGTTATCATGTTCTAAAACTATTCCCTGTATCATTTTTTCCTCCATAAAGAATCCATCTCTTTGTCCTTCTATCGAACGGCTAAGATCTGCATATAAAGAAGAGACTGCTTCATAGTTAGCATTAGGATTGCTCTCCTGTACCCATTTCATAAATACTCCTTGGGCATCTTTACGTCCTGCCATGATGGCATTGATGTTTCTGGCGAATGAGCTGTCATTCTTGATTGCAACCTGGGATTTCTGAGAAATAGTCTTCCACATCTTATCATAGAATGCGGTACGCTCGTCCATCTTTTGTTTGAATCGATTTCTAAGGTCTACCTCTTGATTAGAAGTTGAGATCACACTGGAAAATAATCCAATGAATACTAATACTACTAGTGCAATGACCGAGTACTTAATGATTTGCTTTGTTTCCATTTTTTATATTTTTAAATTATAGCCGTAAAACTATAAAAAAATCCCGGATATAAAAAATAAATCTTCATTTTTGATTGTTAACGGATACTTTTTGGTAATGTGCGATATAAAATAAAAAAGATATATGAGCGGATCCAACAAATCACATTTAGTTTCGATAATAGGTGCACCATCATCGGGCAAGAGTACACTAGCAGCATCGGTTCATCACGGATTAAAGATATCCAAAAGGAATTCAATATTTGTTGGTGAGGCAGCAACTGATTATATTGCAGAGTGGGGAATACCTAATACACCAACTGATCAGATCATAATATTCTATCAGCAGCTTGGCAGAGAAAGGATGTACATCGATTCTAAAGAGTTTATCATCTGTGATTCCAGCTCCATATTAAACTACTTCTACTTTAGATCACTTTTTAGCCCTACTCTAAGTCTGAAAGACATTGCAACTATAAACCACCTTCAGAAGGAAATATTAAAATCACTGAGCCAGTGGCATAAGATATATTATGTACCACCTTTCCTCGAGGAGGATCAGAATGATGGTATAAGATACCATAATAAAGAAGAGATAATTAAATTGGATTTGATAATAAAGAATTATCTTGAACTTGAGAGAATTCCATATGTTGATCTTTCGCCAATACCAATGGGGGAAAGAGATAAATGGGTCTTGAATGATCTTACTAAAACTAAAAAACAGGGATAATAGCCCAGGACTCAGCTGGAAGCCAATATTGAGCATCTGATATAACCCTTGGCATCTGCTGCACGTTTACAGTATTTCTCCAATTCGGGGTCTTATTCTTATTTAGACCTATGTTAAATCCCGTCATACCCACCCATTTTTGAAGGTATTCCTCAGTAGGCATTACTTTTTTGGTTGACAATTTGCCATCTTTATAACCTATAATGTAAACTTCTTCATATAAATTAACCATGTAGACCGGCGCTCCTGGCTTGTTTCCCATTTTTGCTCTGGCTAATTCCTGCACATATTTAATTGGCATTAGAAAAACGTAACTCTTATCGTCCTTATCTTTCTGAGGCTTTCCTTTAATAAAAACCCATCCGCCTTGTGTCCATGATGGACCAGCCTCATTTATCCAGCTTTGATATTCTAGTAAGTTTTCCACGTCTTATATATCCACCCTCCGGGATATATACATAGACCAAAAAAACACAACAGCCATGAAAAAGTTCATCTATGATCTATTATCAAATGAAAGCAGCACATCTAGCAAAAGATTTAGTGCTTTATTCATTCTATTAAATCTTATTGGGATGACTTGGGTTGCTACGTTCGCCGATGAAAAACATGTGACCCCACAGTTTATGTATGATGCACTTATACTTATAGCAGGCGGGGGTCTTGGTCTATCTGTTATAGAGAAGATATTTCTAAAAAAAGAGGACGTAAACCTAGCAAAGGCGAAAAAAGCCGATGACGAAAAAAAAGATATATAAAGCATGAAAAATTTAATACCTTACGAGAATCACTCTAACCCAGAGGTTAGAGAATCTTACGATCAGATGGAAGAATCCGGATGCATGACTCCTGCTTCTAAAATGGCTTTAGAAAAGCTTTGTGAAGAACTACTTTGCAAAGAGGCAAGAGATTATCATGATGATGAAAATCCTGAGCACACTTACGAGTCTTATGTTAACGAGTGTATGAATAGAATGAACGAATTAATGGGGAGTTCTGGTTATTCACCATTAGGCAAACCTCACGCAAAATAAATGTGTGATCTACAATCACTTTTAAACTAAACCATGAGAAATATAGAAGAATTTGGTAATTTTAAAAATACCGTTAATGAAGAGACCGCAACTAATCTCAAGGGCTACACTAAGGATGATGTAGAGACTGCATTTCGTAGTATCGAGGCTGATCTTCATGAATACTATTCGATAGATGAAAATAGTGCAAGTATAGTCTTAGAATGGACATTAAAGTATGGCTCATTGGATGTTGAATCAGCTTTGGATCATGTTGAGTTTGAATTTGACATCTCCGGATTCACCAGGGAGCTTATCAGAAACCTATCACAAGATCCCGATTCAAAAGGACCAAGATTTGATAAGGGCGAGATAGAAAGAGCAATCACCGAAGCTAATCACAGATTCTATGTCTTTCCTGAAAGCATTGATTTTAATATCAATGAAATAGAGACAACTCTGGAGGTTAGCGAAAACCGATATTCAACAGAGCTTACTGTTACTGGAAAAATAGAGACAGATTCCTTAGATTTATCCGAAGCTAAAATAGATACGGATACGATAATAGAGAGGATCACGGAGGAGCTTCTAAGCGGCATTGCAAGAAGAATAGATTTCACATAAACATATAATATGAAAAGAATAAAATTATTTGAAGCCTTTGTTAGCGAAAGGTCTATAGATCTACAGGATCCTAACACAGCGGGAGAAGTTTTTGCTGGCGTGTTAGCAGGAAATAAGGATGCTAAAGAGGAGCCAAAAGGTTCTAATACTGGATCACTCGTAAATCAATATCTTTCCTCTGTTGGATTAAAGCCCGGACTACCCTGGTGTGCAGCTTTTGTGTATTATATTTTTGATCAGGTTACAAAAAGAATCGGAACACAGAATCCTCTACCTAAGACCGGAGGTGTTATGAATCTTTGGGATAAGAGCGATCGGAATTTAAGAATTGACGTGAAAGACGCAAAGGCAAATCCTTCCCTAATTAAACCCGGACAGATATTTATAATGTCAAGACCCGGAAAGGGACTAGGTCATACAGGTATAGTTATTTCCGTTGATCCTGCAAAAAGAGAATTTGTCTCTATGGAGGGTAACACAAATGATCAGCAGTCGGGTGAAGGAGATAGAGTTGGAGTGAATAGAAGAAAAATTGATAATATACCTTTGATGGGGTTCATCGATTATTTTAAAGATCAGAGAAATAGTGAGTTTGAAGCCGATCTAGCTAGAGCAATCGATAAATCAAAATTACCCCTATCTCCTCTATCTAGAGGAGAGGTGACACCATCAGATAGTGTTGTCAGTGGATATTCCGATGGGGAATCTGACCCAGAAAAACCGGTAAGTGCTATGGCACAGGTTATATCGGGATTGGTTAAAGCATCAGGAGGTAAATTAGCTACGCCTGAAGAAATACAGGCACAGATAAACTCATTAAGATAATTCTATCTTAATTACCTCTTTGTTTTTTAAGCCCATAATTCTTCTTCTCCCCCAAGGTTCTCTATTTTCATCTACCAGATATCCGTATATCTTATTATAGGTTTTTTCGTCGATTAGATATTCAATCCCATCAATACTGTAGATGCACCCCACATCTAATCTCGTTTCTTTCTTTTTATTATACGTCATATTGGCTCTCTTTAATCTCTGGATATGTTTCTGCTATTTCTTCTTGACTTAGACCGAATCTTTCTCTAAGCATGTTTGATAATGCTATTGGTCCTCCTGTGTATTCCACCGTTGGCCATTTTTGATTCTCCTCTAACTCTAGGATCTTACGTGATATTGAATACTCTTCCAAGTATTCAAAAAATGATTTATCAAAATCCTCATTTTCACCTAATACGGTTTCTGCTTTTATAGTGACAATTTTAAAATACATCATTTTCTTTTTTTTAGTATTTGATAGATCTGTATTGATCCGATTTGTCTGTTTTCTGAGCTTCTGAAAGTGCTATCTTTATCCGTTGTGTTTAACCATACAGGTGATGAGCCTTCCTGTAGAACGTTCGATGGATATACACTAATCGATTTTACTATTCTATGGGTGTCTATGTGAACATCAAATGTGTCACCATCATTTATGACTATGTCGCCTTCTCTTAGATTAGCCTTCTCACTTTTACATGATGGTGCCACATAAGAAACCGCCATGAATAATAATATGTAAATAGATTTATTTTTCATCCAGTAAATTTTTAGATATTTTTGTTGCAACTTCACTAACCGCAGCAAACACAGCAGAGATTTCTTTCTGATTTCTTTCTGTTGAGAAGCACCATTCAGAAACGTTCAGCTTCACAAACTTCTCTATGTCGCTAACGTATTTCCATCCGACCAGTGTTCCGCTGTGACAAGAGCTTTGCCCGTCGAGAAATATGCAGATGTCATCACCTATTAGCTTTGTTGAATATCCTTCATTCAGAACGTGCTTTGAACACCTCTGTATAAAATCTAGATCGTTGACTAGATTTCTGACCTCCGCTACCTCGGGGAAAAGTCTTACGTTTATGTTTTCCATACCTTCCTTCATAATTAACTAAATAATAAAACACCGCCCTTTGATGCGATTTCAAAACCCAGTGTGAAATCGTCATACACTCTCTCGTAATAACCTGGATACGGATTATCTAGATCTATATTAGTAACGAACTTTTCTCTGTTCTCCACGAAATCAGAATGTAATTTTTTGGAAACACATGGACCGAAAAAACCCTCGCAGTCTGAAAAATTTATTAGATTGTAGAATTCTTTATCTTTGAATATCTCAGGATTCTCCCAGATTTCTTTTGAAGAAACCCCGTGTATTCTTTTGCTTAGTATATTTCTAAAAACACCATACCCAGAATAACTACCTGCTCTGAATCTGTGTGATTCGGAATCTTCAGTTTCCTTATATTCTCCTTCTTCGATATCATGCCCCTGATCCGATTCTGGTATACCCCTTCTTATGTATATGCTAGCTTCGTCTATGTCATCCACCTTTTGGATTTTGCTATATGCTGAAATATCTAATCCCATATTTTTTATTTTTTACAAATATAATGTCTTATCCCGGGATAAAAAAATATTTTACTAGAAAGGTTGGTCTAGTGCTAATGCAGTAAGGTGCTGTTTATTAGCTCCCCAAGTAATTAGAATTTCTGCGAAATCGTTTCTTGACATTTTGTTAATGAATGACGATTTTTCCTCCACCAAATGTTTTGATGAATCTTCAGGCTCGTCCGTGTTTGTTATGTCATAGAAATAACCTAATGCATGGTCAAATCCATACACTAGTTTTTTATTCTCCTTTTGTATTGTATACCTGCTCATTTTCGAATAATTTACTTGTTGTAAAATATGTGTCTAGTTTTTTTGCTAAATCTTTAATCACCTCTGGTGATTCTATAACTCTGTGTATTTTACCACTGAACATTACTAATTCTGTGCCTGGTGTTTCCTGCGGTCTATCGATCCATTCCATTGATTCGATGAATAAAGGATTCATCTCTATCACATTTCCTGTATGTGTAACTTTAAGCTTAATTGTTTTCATCACTTTTTTTTGTTTTTATTATATGTACTGATAGTTCTCTTTCTGTTGCAAGATCTATCATATGCTTAGTTCCCTTTGACTCTCCGTCCCAAAAAGCTATTAAAGTGTCTGCGTAATCGGCCATTTCTTTATTCCTAACGTATCCTGCACTTTTACCGTGTTTATCCCAGTCCGCTGGAAATTGACACACTCTATATCCTTTTAAACTGGCGTAGTGCTCACCTAGCTTGTCTGCTCCTCTTGCAGTTCCGCTAACAATTTCTGCTTCTGATATGTTAGCTAGAACTTCCTCGCATTTTGCATAAAGTAGTGGGAAGTCAGAGAATCCCCTGCTTCCCGCTATTATTATCCTTCTCATCTGATCTCTACTTTTTACCGAATATTTTATTCAACAAATATGTTATTATGTTGTGTGATTTTTCGGTTACCTCAAAGGTTAGAAACTTTAGATGGGTTTCGTCAGTGGCAATTAAAGCCATTCTCTGTGACAGTACTATATTTTTGTATGGCATAAGATCATCAGGTGATACCATATCAAATTCTTCGTACAGTGGCTCCATGTATACATGATAAATTCCCTCGTCATTATCTTGAGTGTCTGATCCCATTATAATTCTCTGATCTGCGTGAGACATATTTGGATCTACTAGAACTATAAATCTTCCACCTAGAGTTCCTGCAGAATAGATAATTCCTAGCCCTTGATCTATGTTCGGTTGATTCGGATCATTGTATACGAATTGGGGTAGATCCATAATTTTAGCTGCCATACCAGGAGAAACAATTATAAAAGTAGCAGGTCCTCTTCTAGTTCTTGAAGCTATAAGCGAAGACATCGTAATCATCTTTTGGAATAAAAGATCTGGTTGTTTTATTCTCACCTTTGGGGTGTACCCAAACCAATTATGAAAGAACATCTGAGATCTGGTATAGAGATCCTTATAGCCGTGCTCGCCTGCAAATGTCATCATATCTCTTATTAACTTTTGCTGTAGCATTGAACTTTCATTCTCTAAAGTTAATTTGGTCATACCCACCATATCGAATGTAGGAACATTATGTAGTTTTTCGATGTCCTTGATTTGCTCGTGGCTAATCTTAGCATTAACTCTATAAGTCTCTAGCCGGGCATGTTTTCTTAATGGTCTTAATGAAATTTGATCTGTGCCATTTTCATCCTTTCCTTCATCAGCCAATGTTAAATATGTTATTTCTGCAAAGGCTAACTCGGTCTTCTTCGAGCAGATTCTTTTTTTAATTTCTTTCATATTGATTTATTTTTGTTTTGAGTGCTCCTATTGCGGAATCCAGGTCATCGAACATTGGTACATTCTCTCTTGTACATAGAATCTCTACGTTACCTTTTCTCCAGAATCCCTGTGGACAGCAGACTATCATATTTTTTCTACCTGCATATTTACCAAGTTCTAATAGAGAGATTGGACTTTGTGTTTCCGGTGACAGATATAGAAAAATTATTTCAGATCCATCCAATCTATTCAACTCCCAGTTTACCTGATGATTGAATTGATTGTTTGATTGTTTCTGTTCCCAGCTAGAATCCCAATCATCTCTTCGAGGATTAAAAACGGTAAGGTCCTTACCCAGAGATAGTATCTCTGAAGTAAGGACCCTTTGCCAATCTTCTGCTTTTCCCATCTCGATGGATCCAGCTAAGAAGATACACATGCCTTCTGGTTTTTGATCGTCTGAATTAGGCTTTATTACTTTTGTCATTGATATCAGTTTGATCCTTTTTAGATTCTTTACCCTGAATTTGTTTCAATAACTCCATGCCTAATAATCCACTGATTGGGCCGTTTCCGCCATCGTTACCTGAGATAAGAATTTCAGGAATGATTTTGATACCGTTAGTACCGATCATCTCTGTAATTTTAAATTTAGCGAAGTTGTCACCTCCCATTGCTTTAACCTGTTGCTCGTAAGCTTCTGCTGTTGATTTTCCAATTGCAGCAATCTTAGATGCTTCTGCGTCACCGGTTAATTTGATTTGTGAAGCATCTGCTTCAGCCATCATCTTCTTAGCTTTAGCCTGTGCTCCAGCTTTAAGCTCCATAGCCTTAGCCTCACCTTCTGATCTCTTAACTGCCGCTTCAGCTTCACGTTGTGAAATTTCTACTGACTGTTGTGCAGATACCATTTGACCTTGCATATCAGCTAATGCCTTAGCAGATTCTAAAGTCTTACGCTGATCCTGTGCTTTCTTTTGTGTTTCGAAAGTTACCTCTTCCTCCTGAGCAATCTTACGATCTGTTAAAGTTTTCATTAATGATTCAGGAGGATTGATATCACCGATTAGCGTATCTACTGCATGAACATTATATTCATCTAGTACTTTGCTGATTTGTGTTTTAGCAGCGTTTTGTCTTTCCTGACGTGTAGATAAGAAAGATATAACATCAGATCCTTGTGCAGAGTTGCGGAAGTAGTTACCAATTGTAGGTTCTAGTACCTGAGATACTAAGTTTGACATTGAGCCAAATCGTGCAATTACTTTAGGTGCTTCTGTTGAAGGAATGTGAATGATCTGAGATACATCCAAGTTGAATGGGAAACCATCTTTAGAACGCACCGTGATCGTGCTTAAGTTCTTATCCAAGTTGTGAGACTCCGATCTAGCATTCGCCCAGTTTAGAACTAAGTTAGTTGTTGGTACGATTTCGATCTTTTGTGTGTATGGATTGATTGCGTATTTACCTGGATCTAACGGGGTAACGCAAACACCTTTTTGTCCCTTCTTAACGATGTTACCGTGTTTGAATGTATCGCCTGTGGTATCAACACCTTCATCACCTACGTAAGAGATAACAACACCAACGTG